GTGACTGCCTCTGCGGCTACTACCGCTGGTGTTGCAGTTATTACAATCATGTACGCGCAAGCATACCACACCGCAATCCGTCCATAAGGAGAGCTTAGATGGCAGGGTCAGACATAAATGCGTATACTCATGCACAAGGTTCAGCGGCGGCTCTTATAGGGCCGTCCAGATCTAGACTTCAAGCCGTAAACATATACGCGACTGCGGCGGGCTCGTTCACTCTTACCAATGGTAATGGGGGAGCAACACTGTTAACGCAGAAGTTTCCCATAGGTATGAACGAGATATACATTCCTGAGAATGGGATGCTGTTTACTTCTGGGGTCTACATTTCTGCGCTTACGGGCGCGGGGACTGAACTGACGTTTCTTTTAGCGTAAGGATTATCCATGCCTAAAATCGACAAGGCTAAGATGAAATGCAACAAACCTAAACGTCAGATTTCTGGCGGTAAGAAGTCTGTTGTTAAAGCCTGCGATAAAGGAAAAGAAAAGATAGTTCGTTTTGGTGACGCCAACATGAAGATTAAAAAATCAGACCCTAAACGGCGAAAGTCGTTTAGGGCTCGTCATGGGTGCGATAAAGGCACTTTGGATAAATTAAAGGCCAAATATTGGTCTTGTAAAGCGTGGTAGTTATGAAATTAGAAGTCAATCAACTGGTGTCGTTTGTTGCCTTGGGTTTATTAGGTTGGGCCTCTCTGCAGGTTTACCAGATGAATGCTCAGTTGACGGTCACGTCCTACAAGGTCGAAGAAAATTACAACATGATCAAGCCTATGTGGCAGGATTTTTTGGTAAGGAACGCATATCATGATCAGCCGCAGCCAGATGGCAAAGCAAATATCCACGCCACCAACAGGGAGAGGTAATATGAGTTTATACGAGAATATCCGAAAACGTCGAGCAAGCGGAAAGCCTATGCGTAACAAGGGCGACAAGGGTGCGCCTAGTAACCAAGACTTTGTTAATGCGGCTAAAACCGCGAAGAAGGCAAAGGGTGGTATGATAAATAAAGGCTACAAGAACGGTGGCTGTGTTATGGCTGGTCGCGGTGGGAAATATAAAGGCGGAATGTAATGACAACTTCTGGATCAAGAGATTTCAATCTCGATGTAGCTGAACTTATCGAGGAAGCATATGAGCGGTGCGGCATAGAAGTACGCACAGGCTATGATGCCAAAACTGCTCGTCGCTCTTTGAATCTCATGTTTGCAGAATGGGCCAACAGAGGATTGAACTTGTGGACTGTTAAGTCTCATACGATTGATCTCACGCAGGGGCAGGCACAAGAAACTCTTTCGGACAATGTAGTTGATCTACTAGATGTTGTTCTTCGTAGAAACAATACTGACTATGAAGTTCAAAGAATATCCAGGGGTGAATACGCAACTTTGCCCAATAAAACAACGCAGGGCAGACCTAGCCAGTATTGGCTAAATCGTCAGATTAATCCTGTACTAAATCTTTGGTCAGTACCTGAGAACTCTACAGATCAAATTATTTATTATTTTGTTCAGAGGATCGAAGATGCTGACACATTAGTTAATACAACAGATATGCCATTCCGGTTCTATCCTTGTATGGCTGCAGGACTATCCTACTACATTGCTATGAAACGAGCACCAGAACGTGTACAGTTGTTAAAGACTGTTTACGAAGAAGAGTTCCAACGAGCAGCGGATGAAGATCAGGGAAGAACTCCTTTGAAACTTCAACCTAGTTTCAGTTATTTGAGGGTCTAATGGCATACGCAAGTGGCAGTAAAGCGTGGGGAATATCTGATCGATCAGGCCGTCGATACCGTCTTCGTGACATGAAGGTGGAGTGGACGGGAGCCAAGGTTGGTCCTGACGAGTTTGACCCCAAGCAACCTCAGTTATTTCCACCAAAAGCGTACCCAGATCCTCAAGCTTTGAGAAACCCAAGACCAGAAACAAATCTAGAGGAACAACGAGCTTTGCAGTGGGGGTGGAATCCAGTGGGATTTAACTACTTGCCGGGTCTTTCTCCAAATAACAATTTAGTAGCCACAGGATCTGTTGGCACAGTTACGGTGGTGATAACATGAGTTTTACATACGATCAGCTAAAGCAAGCTATTCAAGACTACACGGAAAATTCCGAAACAACTTTTGTAGCTAACCTTCCTTTGTTTATAAGGGCGTCCGAAGAGCGGATATTAAAGAATGTACAGCTAGATTTGTTCCGTCGTAATCAAACAGCGCATTTAACAAAAGCTAATCCTTACTTAAATTGTCCAAGTGATTTTTTAGCACCTTTTTCTTTAAGTTATATTTTATCTGGATCAAAAGAGTTTATAGAGTTTAAAGACGTTTCTTTTGTACAAACGTATTCACCTAATCCAGCAACCGAAGGATTACCTAAATATTATGCACAGTTTGATGTAGGTAACTTCCTTGTTGGCCCGACACCTAACGCAAACCTTGATGTTGAGCTACACTACCTGTATCGTCCAACTAGCATAACAGCGGGCGCAGGAAGTGGAACGACTTGGATTAGTTTAAACGGAGAGCTAGCATTGTTATACGGTTCGCTTGTAGAAGCGTACATATTTATGAAGGGTGAAGCTGACGTCATGCAACAGTACAATCAACGCTTTGAAGAAGCTATGATCGGGTTGAAGATGTTAGGCGAAGCTAAAGAAACCACTCAAGAATATAGAGTTGGTAAAGTTATAAGGACGAAAACGTAATGTTTAAACTAGATTTCAACATGCCGGATCAACCAATGGTATCGGTAAAAACTACCGATAACCGTGGGTTTTCTCCGGAAGAAGTAGCTGAACGCTGTGTGTCTAAATTGATCAGCGTTTCAGATGGTGCACATCCTGCTATTAGAGATCAAGCACTGGCCTACAAAGAGCACATGGAAGAAGTAGTTGCATTTTATATGCGAGAAGCTATTCGCAGCGACCGTACAACTGTGTATAATGCCCTAAAAGATTCGGGAAATCCCGAACTAGCTGACGCGATAAGGAGACTATAATATGGCGATAACTCAAGCAATGTGTACGTCCTTCAAGCAGGAACTTCTGCAAGGCCAACACAATTTTACTAACGGCGGTAGTACTTTTAAATTAGCTCTGTTTACAAGCAGTGCCACTTTAAGTGCTGCGACAACAGACTATTCAACCTCGAACGAAACTTCGGGCACTGGGTATACTGCGGGTGGATCAGCGTTGACAAACGTTACTCCAACAACAAGCGGAACAACAGCGTTCTGTGATTTCAACGATCTAACTTTTAGTTCTTCGACAATCACTGCTAACGGTGCAATGATCTACAACACTACAACTGGTGGTGGATCGAACACTACAGATTCTTGTATTATCCTAGCTTTTGGCGCGGACAAGACATCTACTAACGGTGATTTTACTATTCAGTTCCCAACAGCGGATGCTTCAAACGCGATCATTCGCATCGCGTAAGGAGTAGCCTCCGATGGTAGACATCACAGGCTGGGGCAGAGGTACATGGTCTGAAGGACCTTGGGATTCCGCTATTCCTGTGACAGTCACGGGAGTAGCCGGAACTGGTGCTGTTGGCTCAGTTGGCATCGTTGCGGAAGCTAATATCCCAGTAACGGGGACGGTTGCCACAACTGGTGTCGGATCAGTTACAGTATCTGCGGATGCAAACGTAGGGGTAACAGGGTTACAAGCAGCAGGAAGCGTCGGCACAGTTAGCGTCACTGCTGACGCTGTTGTTTTACCTACGGGTATTGCTGCCACGGGTGGTGTCGGTTCTGTAGTTGTTATTGCAAAAGCCCTAGTTCTACCTACTGGAGTAGCGGGAACTGGAGCGGCAGGTTCAGTGGTTGTTACCGCAGACGCAAACGTAGGTGTCACAGGTCTAACAGCAACTGGGGATACGGGAACAGTAGTCGTTCAAGCAGAGGCAAATGTCCCTGTATCAGGTCTAGTAGGAACAAGTGCTGTTGGCACAGTAGAAGTTTTAGCCAACAGCGTAGTCGAAATACCCACTGGAGTAGCGGGAACAGGCGGTGTTGGAAGCGTTGTAGTAGCTGCAGAAGCTGTTATTTTACCCACTGGAGTAGCCGGAATAGGCGAAATTGGGGACGTAGAAGTCGGTATTCGTGTAGATGTTCCAGTTACAGGGTTGGAAAGTACGGGAAATGTTGGTACTATAACCGTAATCGCGGAAGCAAATGTCTCAATTACAGGCGTTTCTGCAACTGGTCAGACTGGAGAAGTGTTCGTTTGGAGCCAAATAGATCCTAACCAGACACCAGGATGGAATGGAATAACACCGTCGCAAACACCCGGTTGGGACGATATAACACCGT